ATTAACACTCTCTTAACTGAAGAGAACACATTCATGCATAAGAATGAGAATATTAATAAAGATGTTGTTGTACTCCAAGAGAAGATGACCTCTTTGGAAGGGTCAGCATCTAAACTTAGAGAATATGGTAATATCAAAGGTAAACTTTCTCATAAGATTAGTGGTATAGTTAAGGAGCATAAGTTTTTCACAGAGAATAGGGTTTGCCCTACCTGTGAACAGAATATTGAAGAGTCATTTAGAGTAAATAGAATTAGTGACTCTCAATCTAAAGCAGAAGAATTGCAGAAAGGTTATCAAGAACTTCTCAACGCAATTAAAAAAGAAGAAGAAAGAGAGTCTCAATTCCAACAAATCTCAGGAGACTTAAGTAAACTTCTTAATGGCATTACTCAAAACAATTCTCACATCAATGGTTGTCAGAAACAGATCAAAAGACTGGAACAGGAAATTCAAACTATTACCAGTCAGGTTGCAAACAGAAATACTGAACATGAGAAATTAGAACAGTTCAGAACAGGTCTTCAAGACACCTTTGAGAATATAAGTGAGAAGAAAGAGAAGATTACTTATCTTGATTTTACATACAATCTTCTAAAAGATGGTGGAGTAAAAACTCAAATCATTAAGAAGTATTTGCCTATCATTAATCAACAGGCAAACAAATACCTGCAGATGATGGATTTCTACATCAACTTTAAACTTGATGAAGAATTTACAGAAACTATTGAATCACCTATCCATGAAGACTTCTCGTATGCTTCCTTTTCTGAAGGTGAGAAAATGAGAATTGACCTTGCACTTCTCTTTACATGGAGAGAGATTGCAAGAATGAAGAACTCTGTAAATACAAATCTTCTTATCATGGATGAAGTTTTTGATTCATCCCTTGATGGATTTGGTACAGAAGAGTTCCTTAAGATTATTAGATTTGTCATTAAAGATGCTAACATCTTTGTCATCTCTCACAAGGAAGGTCTTGAAGATAAGTTTGATAGTGTGATAAAGTTTGAGAAGCAAGGTAATTTCTCTAGGATAGAACCATGACATACGGTAAATTTGTTAGACGTCCTGTTGATATAGGGGATGAATTCAAAAAGAATATGACTCTCATTACAGATCCAGCATCTGATAAGTATCTCAATGAACATTCCAAACTGGCAGCACCACTCAAAAAAAGAACAGAAAATTCACCTGAAACCACAGGCAATTAGGCAACGTAAAGAAGCATTGCATTACTTAAAGAATAAGTTAAATGTAACTAAAAATTCATTAAGTTAGCATACGCTAACTAAATAGTAAGGTGAGTGAGGAGGTTAAAATCATGCATAACTTGGTATCAAGAAACGAACTAGCATCTTGGAGGTGGGACGAAAAACACTCATCAGAAGAAAAACATGATCAAGTGTCTGATTATTTCCAATGCATTTCAGAATGTGGTATCATAGATCAAACAGCAAGGAGGTTTTGCAGGCATATCCTGACTGAAAAATAACCATAATCACTATTCATAAGGAGCACAAAACCAAAGCCCCCTGCACTTTAAATAGTGTGGGGGGTTGGTGCGTGTGACAGTTTAGTAAGTGGTAGCAATGGGTTTCAAAACCTGCAGACTGATGTAGAATATTCACATAAGCAAAAAACCAGATGGCAATCAACTACAGTACCAAGGCGCAACTGGCAAAACTGCTTGCTACTGAAGATCTGGTAGTTGAGAATCAAGAGGTTCCCACAGCACAGTTTAATGTTGAGACAAGGGTTTTGACCTTGCCAATGTGGAAGCGTGCTTCTAATAGTGTATATGATATGTTAGTGGGTCATGAGGTGGGACATGCTCTCTTCACACCTAATGACTGGTCTTTTGAGGATAAAGTTCCTCAACAGTTTGTCAATGTGACTGAGGATGCTCGCATTGAGAAACTGATGAAACGTAAATATCCTGGTCTTCTTAAATCATTTGGTGCTGGTTATAATGAACTAGCAGAGCAAGACTTCTTTTGTATTGAAGATCAGGATATTGATGAGATGAACCTGGCAGATCGTGCTAACCTATTCTTTAAAATTGGTAAGCATCTTGATATTACTTTTAGTGATATAGAGAGTGTAATTATTAATCAGATTGCTGATGCTGAAACCTTTGATGATGCAGTTGAGGCAGCAATAGAACTGTATTCCTATTGTAAGGGTGACCAGCAACCTGAAACTCAACCTATCCCAATGTCACCAAAGTCTGGTGGTCAAGGGGGTGGAGAGAAGCAAGAACAATCAGATGACAATCAGACTCCTGAGGAATCAAGTGGAAGCACTGATGAAAGTGGTCAGCAACAATCTGAAATTAGTGAAGAAGGTTCAAGCGATGGTGAAAATGTTGGAAATGAAGTAAAAGAAGATAATGAACCAGAAGTTCAAACTGATTCTACATTTGAGCAACAAATTGAAGACCTCTGTGGTAATATGAATGGAACTGTCACCGAATACTTTGAGTTGCCTGATTTTAAACTTGATAGGATGATTGTTCCTTTCAATGAGATCAGAGCAAAATTTGACTGGGCAGAGGATCTATACAAAAATGATGAAACAAACCACTATGGATATTCTGATTCTGAATATAACAAATTTAGAAAGTCTTCTTCACGTGAGGTAAGTTATCTGGTAAAAGAATTTGAGTGTAAGAAGTCTGCTGATGCTTATGCACGTGCTTCAACTTCTAGAACTGGTGTCTTGGATTGTTCAAAACTTCATACTTACAAGTATAATGAAGATCTATTCAAGAAAGTTACTACACTTGCTGATGGTAAGAATCATGGATTAGTCTTTGTCCTTGATTGGTCTGGTTCTATGGCAGATTGTATGCTTGATACAATCAAACAACTTTTTAACCTAGTATGGTTCTGTAATAAGTGTAATATTCCATTTGATGTATATGCTTTTACAAATGCTTATGTAAGAGATGAAACAGAAGCAAGAGAACACATTTGGGAGGAGGGTAAATTTATCATTGATGGTTCATTTAGAATGATGAATCTTCTTACCAGTCGTGTCAGTAAGAAAGACCTTGAAAAACAAATGCTTTCTATCTTTAGAATGGTGTTTAGTTTTAGGCGCTATTGTTCTTACAACTATCCTGGTGAACTTTGTCTTTCTGGCACTCCTCTTAATGAGGCAATTGTCTCACTTCATAAAATCATCCCTGCTTTTAAGAAAATGCATGGTCTACAAAAGACTCATGTATTTGTTCTTACTGATGGTGAAGCAAATGCAATGATGGTTGCTAGAGAAAATGCATATGGTGGTTATGGTGGTAAGTATCCTGTTGCACAACAATCTTATCTTAGGAATAAAAAAACTGGATTTACTTATCAATTTCAGTATGAATATTACAAATTTACTCAAGTACTTTTGGAAAACCTTAAGCAAGAAAACAAAGATGTTAATTTTATTGGTATTCGTCTTTGTGCTCCTAGAACCATGAATGACTTTATCAGAAGGTATGAATACATCAGTGATGATACAAATAAAAAAATTAAAAAAGATAAATTTTATGACATCAAGGACACTGGTTATACATCTTACTTTGCAATGCAGACTTCTGCTCTAAACAATCAAGCAGAATTTGAAGTTGAAGAAGGTGCCTCTAAAGCAAAAATTAAATCTGCTTTTGTCAAGAATTTAAAGACTAAGGCACTAAATAAGAAAGTTCTGAGCAAGTTTATGGATTTGGTCTGCTGACCAGTCCTAGCACTGACCACAAAGGGGACTATGACCCCTCTCTATCCTTTATAATTAACCTGTTGAACAAAACCACTATGGCACTCTCCACTGAATACATCCTGTCTTCCATCTCCAATCTATATGGTGATGAAGTAGTTGCTGCTGATGTTCGTGCTTGGTGTGCTATGAATGGCACCACATATCAGACTGTTACTAAGAAACTTGATGATTATAAAGTTGGTCGTGGTAAGTGGAACTTGACTGTCAAAGAGAAACTTGAGCAGTCTTATGAAGCACCTGCTGCTGCTCCTGCTATTGAACAAAACCTTATCCCCCAGAAAGATGATACCTTCATCCAGTTTGGCAATTTCTCTGATGTTAAAAAAATTGTTAAGTCCAATCTTTTCTACCCTGTCTTCATTACAGGACTTTCTGGTAATGGTAAAACTCTTTGTGTTGAACAAGCTTGCTCTCAACTCAAGAGGGAATTAATTCGTGTCAATATCACAATTGAGACTGATGAGGATGACCTTATTGGTGGTTTCCGTCTTGTTAATGGTGAAACCGTTTGGCACAATGGCCCAGTCATTGAAGCCCTGCAAAGGGGTGCTGTGCTGCTCCTTGATGAAATTGACCTTGCCTCAAACAAAATTCTTTGCCTCCAATCTATTCTTGAAGGAAAAGGAATTTTCCTCAAGAAGACTGGCCAATACATTACGCCCACAAAAGGTTTCCAAGTATTCGCCACTGCCAACACTAAAGGCAAAGGATCAGATGATGGACGATTCATTGGAACTAATGTGCTCAATGAAGCATTCCTTGAAAGGTTCCCTGTAACTTTTGAGCAATCTTATCCTGCTCCTGCTACAGAGCAGAAAATTCTTGAAGGTATTGCTCTAGATCTGGGTATCGAAGATCATGCTTTCTGTAAGCATCTGGTTGACTGGGCAGACATCATTCGCAAAACATTCTTTGATGGTGGTATTGAGGAAGTAATCAGCACACGTCGTCTGGTTCATATCATCAATGCTTACAGTATCTTTAACAACAAAGAGAAAGCAATTCAGGTCTGCATTAATCGTTTTGATGATGAGACCAAAGCATCCTTCATTGAACTCTATGATAAAGTTGATGCTGATTTCCAACTGACCACAGAGGATTCAGTTGCCATTGAATCACCTTTCTGATATAATTAATGATAAATGCTTGGTCACTTTTACATGATGAACTTTATGGAGATGAATCTATGACTATTGAATCAGCAACTAATAAAGACTACAATGATTTTTGGGGAGGAGATGGGCATAGTATGGTAGGCAATCATCTGTTGGGTGGTATGTCTGATGATACTATCTGTTTCTCTGGAGATGGAATTTATGCTGCTGACACAGTAAAAATGGACTACATGGGTCTGGGACAAGATCGCATTACACTTGGTGGTGGAACAGACACAACCACTAACAAATTGAATACAATGTACAAATACAATGAGGAAGAAATCCTCAAAGAGTTGAAAGATTATATTGTTAGAACTTATAATCAGCATTATTCTGCTGGTAATAATAAGATTCAAACTCTTGATCTTATTGAAGCTTGTGGTGATGGTGAAGCATTCTGCAGATCCAACATTCTTAAGTATGCTTCTCGTTATGATAAGAAAGGCACTGCAAGACGTGACATCATGAAGATTCTGCATTATGCTGTGCTTCTGATGCATTTCAATGACAAAAATGCTCAAAATGAAACCTACCCTCAGTGATGAAAACTCTTAATCAAATGAAACTGTCTGAAACTACTGTCAATCTTCTCAAGAACTTCTCTTCTATCAACCAGTCTATCTTGTTTAAAGAGGGTAATAAGTTGCGTTCTATCTCAGTGATGAAGAATATTCTTGTTGAGGCAACTGTTGAAGAGTCCTTTCCAAAAGACTTTGGTATCTATGATTTGAACCAGTTCTTGAATGGTCTATCACTTCATGCAAGTCCTGAACTTGACTTTAAGAGCAATGACTTTGTGATGATTAGGGAAGGCAAGATGCGCTCTAAGTATTTCTTTGCTGACCCCACAGTCATTGTTGCTCCTCCTGAAAAAGAAATTTCTCTTCCTACAGAGGACATCTGTTTTGAACTTAGCAGTCAGCAACTAGAGAAACTAAAGAAAGCAGCATCTATCTATCAACTACCTGATATTTCTGCCATTGGTGAAGCAGGAGTAATTAAACTGGTTGCACGTGACAAGAAGAATGATACATCCAATGACTTCTCCATTATTGTTGGTGAGACTGATTCAGAGTTTGTATTTAACTTTAAAGAAGAAAATTTGAAAATCGTTCCTGGATCTTATGATGTTGTTGTCTCTCAAAAACTTCTTTCAAGGTTTACTAACCAAAACATTGATGTTACGTACTTCATTGCCTTGGAACCAGACTCCACCTTTGGTTAAGAAAGACTATGATGGACCACTTTATGCACCATGGCATAAGGTGGTTGCAGGAAGAATGAAAAGACAGTGAAACACATTCTCTTTACTCTTAAAGGTTGTCCTTATGATAAACTGGATGATGAAGCACTAATTCGTGCTACTTTAATTGGAGCTGCTGTTCTATGTGAAAGTACATTATTGAATGTATCTTCTCACAAGTTTAGTCCTCATGGTGTTACTGCTATTGCTCTTCTTGCTGAAAGTCATATTAGTATTCATACTTGGCCTGAGAATGGTGTAGCAGTATGTGATGTTTTTACTTGTGGGGATCATACAAACCCAAGGTCTGGTGCTACTTACATGTATGAAACACTTGGAGCAACTGACATTGTATCAGAAATTTTTACTAGACCTTTGAAATGACTAAAGTTGATGTCCCAATGAGAATAACTGGCAGTATTCTAGTAATTACTGCATATTTTGTTGTTCTACACATTAATATTACTCTTGGAGTTTTTTTACATTTTGTTGCTGATATGATCTCAGTTCCTTACTTTATAAGGACGAAATCTTGGGATGTTGTTATTATGTTAGGATTCCTTCTAGCAATTAGTTTTAGTAAATTACTTTTTTGATTATGCGTAGTGAATTTATTTGGGTTGAGAAGTACCGTCCCAAGAAAATTGAAGATTGTATTCTTCCTGAAAATATTAAAAAGACTTTTCTTGATTTCCTAGATAAGGGGGAAGTTCCTAATCTTCTTTTGTCTGGACCTCCAGGTTGTGGTAAGACTACAGTTGCAAAAGCAATGTGTGAACAATTAGGAGCAGACTATTATGTCATTAATGGATCAGATGAAGGACGTTTTTTAGATACAGTAAGAAATAATGCCAAGAACTTCGCTTCAACTGTTTCGCTATCTTCTTCAGCAAAACACAAAGTCATCATCATTGATGAGGCTGACAACACCACCCCAGATGTACAACTCTGTCTTAGGGCGTTTACAGAGGAGTTTATTGGTAACTGCAGGTTTATCTTCACCTGCAACTACAAAAACAAAATCATCCAACCACTCCACAGTAGATGCTCAGTCATTGACTTCTCCCTTAAAGGAAAAGAAAGACAAATACTTGCTGGAAACTTCTTCAAGAGACTTCAAGAAATCCTGGATACAGAAAGTATTAAATATGATAACAAGGTCCTGGTAGAACTTATTCAAAAACATTTCCCTGACTGGAGACGTGTTCTAAATGAGTGCCAGAGATATGCATCAAGTGGTAGTATTGACTCAGGTATTCTTGCGAATTTTGCAAATGTTAAAACAGATGATCTCTTCAGGTGTCTTAAGAGTAAAGACTTTCCTAAGGTCAGAAAGTGGGTGGTGGACAATCTGGATAATGATCCTACTGTACTTCTTAGGTCTGTTTACGATGCTTGTTATGCATCCCTTGAAGGTGCTGGGATTGCTGCTGCTGTGCTTATTATTGCTAAGTATCAGTATCAAAGCTCATTTGTAGCAGACCAGGAAATCAATATGCTTGCCTGTCTTACTGAAATCATGGTGGAGTGTGAGTTCAAGTGAAAAAAAATGAAAGAGAAGAACTGATGTATGATGTGGCAGTTGCCATGTTAAAACAGATGTCACCTGGTAGTGTATTTCAGTTTGCTGTTGATAGACAATTGCAACTTATGGAACTCTATGATGATGATAAACTGAAAAAAATGTTGAAACAGTACAGTTCTAACAAGAAAACAAAGGGAGGAGGATTTTAATGGGTTGGAAAGAAGCAACAAATAAAATTATTGCTAACCAACAAGTAGAAAATATTGCTAAACTTCTTGATGGTGAAGTGAAGCATAAAATTATTACTGACTCTTATGGTTTAAACAAAAGACGTATTGAGATTACCTATGAAGACAAAGAAACAGAGGCATCAAGTTAAGTCAAGGTGGTACTATATATTTTGGGGAATTGCCACTGTATCAGTAGTCTCAGGTCAGATCTATGTTGGGTCTGGTTTTAGAGTGATGAGTGATTCTGTAAATCAAGTATTGGAGATTATGAAATGAAGTACCTTCTAGCAGCAGCCAGTGCCCTTCTGGTGCTCTCTCCATTGGCAGCAAGTCCTGCCATGGCACACAAAGCACATAGATGGCACAGACAGTACCAAACAGGCAAACACTGGCATCGTCACTGCCATAAGGGTGGACTATGCCATACTCATACACACACTCACTATGGTAAGGATGCTGGTCACCATGGTAGAAGGTTCATGCATGGTTTATACTCTGGAACATATCCTAAGTATGAAGAATTTTGGTATCCTGGTTGGTATCCTGGTCCAGAGTGGCAAATTCACATTCACTAATTAATTATGAAATCTTTGAAAACTCCTCTTCGTTATCCTGGTGGCAAATCACGTGCCCTAACAAAAATTATTCCTCATATCCCAGACTTATCTGAATATCAGGAATACAGAGAACCATTTCTTGGAGGTGGTTCAGTGGCAATTCATATTACTAAAATGTATCCAGATTTGAATATTTGGGTAAATGATTTTTATACACCTCTTGTAACTTTCTGGCAGCAACTACAGGAGAAAGGTGATGAGATGAGGCAGTTTCTTGGTTCTCTCAAAAGATTCCACAACACACCAGATAAGTGTAAGTTGCTATTCAATTCATCAAAGGGTCATATCAATGATGATAGTGTTAGTGACTTTGCTAAAGCATGTGCTTTCTATATTGTAAATAAGTGTTCTTTCTCTGGTCTTACTGAGTCATCTTCTTTCTCTAAGATGGCATCAGAAAACAACTTTACTCAAAGAGGTATTGATAGACTTCCAGGTTTTCAAAAGATCATTGCAAACTGGAACATTACAAACTTGTCTTATGAAGAACTATTAGATGAATCTTCAGAGAGGAGATCATTCATTTATCTTGACCCTCCCTATGCTATCAAGGATAGTTTGTATGGAAAAAAAGGAAACATGCATAAAGGATTTGACCATGACACTTTTTCTCGTGATTGTTCTGATTGTAGTATCAATATGCTTGTCTCCTACAACTCAGGACAGTTAGTTAAACATAGATTCCAGGAATGGAATATGGCAGAGTTTGATCATACATATACACTCAGATCTGTTGGCAAATATATGAGAGAGCAGAAAGAAAGAAAAGAACTTCTGCTTATGAACTATGGTAAGAAAGCAAAGGTTCAACTTTCATTTGAAGGTTGTTATAATTTTGCTAAGTTGAAGAAGGAAGGTATGATAGATTGAAAAAAGTATGGAGACTGTGGAAGTACACTTTAGGTAGTTTTTCTGATGTCAAAACAAAAAGATATGATAATAGTGTTGCTGTTCTTCGCAGTATTATATTCTTTACTTATTTGGCGACTAACAGTTTTATTATTGCAGGGGTAATCAGACACTGGAATTAAAAATTTTATCTTAAAATACAATGAACCTTTTTACAAAACTTGATTCTTATGAAGATTATCTTCAGAAAAATCCTTTCCATAAATTATTGAATATTGATTTAAATGAATATGGTGAGGTTCAGAAAAAGTTAGAACATTCAACTTTTCGTTCTGTTAATCCCAATTTACAAGAAGCATTTGAACCAGAACTTGATGATCTGGTTAGACTGCATTATTTGGTAACTTCTAGAAATGTAACTACAATTCTGGAATTTGGTGTTGGTAAGAGTTCAATTGTATTTGACCATGCACTGAATCTAAACAAGCAGAGATGTTCTGCTTTTGTTGAAAAAAATTTAAGGAGAAGTAATCCATTCCAATGTTTTTCTGTAGACAATAACAGAGAATGGATTGAAGTATGTAAAAATACTGCAAAAACAAGTCATATCAACTATCATTATTCTTTGTGCTCTGTTTCTACTTTTAATGAAAGAGTTTGCACATATTTTGAAGACTTACCTAACATTTGCCCTGATCTAATTTACTTAGATGGTCCAGACCAATTTTCACCTGTTGGTAATGTAAGAGGAATCACTACAAATCATCCTGACAGACTGCCTATGTCTGCTGATATTCTCGCAATAGAGCATTTCTTACTCCCTGGAACTCTTATTGTTGTTGATGGTAGAACTGCTAATGCTAGATTCCTTAAGTCTAACCTTCAAAGAAATTGGTCTCACTATCATGAAGAAGTGTTTGATCAACACTATTTTGAATTGGTAGAAACACCACTTGGAGTTTATAATAAAAAACAAATTGATTATTGTTTAGGTAGTGATTTTTATCAAAGAATTAAATAATGGAACTGAAAGACTGGTTGAATTCTATCAACTTCACAAAGGAAGATCTGAGTGAACATATAAAAGAGTACCCACCATATATTATTAACAGATGTCTTTCTGGACATTTAGATTGTATTTTATTTGCTAATGAAATGAACAGGTATCATTTTTTAGACAAAGACATGCAATTTAACTTTTATATAAATATCTTGAGAAAGAGAAAGAGATTCT